TAGAGCAGTTGCAAACGTTAATATTCTTGAAGGTATTCGCTTTTATGTCAGTTTCGCTTGCAGTTTTGCATTTGGCGAACTCAAACTTATGGAAGGAAGTGCAAAAATCATCTCACTAATTGCTAGAGATGAGAATCAGCATCTGGTTATTACTCAAAACATTCTAAACAAGTGGAAAGAGGGTGATGACCCTGAGATGCAAAGAATTGCCAAAGAAGAAGAGCAATGGGTCTACAAGACCTTTGAGAACGCTGTCAATCAAGAAAAACTTTGGGCAGAATATCTGTTCAAGGATGGTTCTATGATTGGTTTAAATGACAAACTATTACAGCAGTATGTTGAGTGGATTGCGAATCGTAGAATGAAGGCGATTGGACTTCGCCCACTTTATGATATTCCTGCTAAGAATAATCCACTTCCTTGGACATCTCATTGGATAGAATCAAAGGGATTGCAAGTCGCACCCCAGGAAACGGAAGTAGAGAGTTACGTAGTTGGTGGTATTAAGCAAGATGTCAATAAAGATACTTTTGCTGGATTTCAACTATGAACTATTATGTTTATGTTTATCTAAAAGAAGATGGAACCCCTTACTATGTCGGTAAGGGGAAAGATGATAGATGGAAACAGAAATCTCATAGTGTAGAAGTTCCATCCAAAGAACGAGTTATTTTTCCTCTAAAAGATGTTGATGAAAAAACTGCTTTAATTGAAGAAATTAAATTAATAGAAAAGTGGGGAAGATTGAATAATGGGACTGGAATATTAGAAAATAAAACTGATGGTGGAGATACTCCGCCAAAACAATATAAATCATTATATACTCCTTATGAAAGAACACCTGAAATAAGAAAAAAGTGTTCTAATTCGGCACACAGAAAAGGAAGACCTGGAAAACAAACCCCAGAAGAAATTGAAAGAAAATGCGAATCTATGAAAAAAGTTTGGGCAGAAAGAAAGAGAAATCCTTTACCAAGAGATTCTAGTGGGAGATTTATAAAAAATGAAACCCAAAATACTCAAGGATGATTCCAATTATGATGAATGGTGCGAACAAGAAATTTTGAACGCATATAAAGATGCTGCAGAATATGATAATTTCCTTTTTGGAGATTATGATTACTCTTATGTTTGGAAAGACACTAAATCTAATGATATCGTGTGAGGGTCTCAAGGACCCTCTTTTTTTATAAATAATCTTATAAAGAACTAAACCATAAAAGAATGTCTAGACTTACTGGAAATGATGCGAAAGAGATGTTGGAGGCATATCAAGCAGTATATGCTCCACAAGAACTCACTGAAGAACAAGTATGGGAAGAAGTTGAGAACTGGGTTAATTCACTTTTAGAAGAAGGTTATGACCTGAGTGAATATACTTGGGAAGAGATGTATGAGGCGTATTCTCAGTTAGATGAATATGCAATACCTTTAATACAGGCAGGTCTACGGGCATTACCAGCAATTGGAGCTGCTACTAAGTTGTTGCAGGGACAAGGAAAATCAAAAACACAAGAACCAGTTGATTACGGACAAGGTACATATTTTTCATCCAGTAAGGACAAACCAGCTCCCAAACCATCTTGGGAGAAGCCTTCTACATCGCCATCTGGAAGTAGTACCAGATTACCAAGTCCAGCACAACCGCCCGGAAAGAAACCAACAGAAGAGCAAAAAGCGGCAGCAAAAGCAGCAGCAGAAAAACGATTAGCAGCAGAACGAGCAGCATCTGCAGCATCAAAACCTCCAGCACAACCTCCTGCACAACCTCCTGCACCTAAACCACCAGAACCACCTAAACCACCTGCAAAACCACCAGCACAATCTAAACCAGCCGCAAGTCTAGGTCTTAGAAAGACATCTGGTGATGTCGCATCCGCAGTTGGACGTGCAGCTACAAGTGGTACAGGAAAAACTTTATTAAAATATGGACTTGGTGTTCCAGTAGTTGGAGGACTTGCTACTGGTGCTGCTATTGATGTTAAAAGAGCACTAACAGGACAATCTAGTGCAACTCAAAGACTTAGTGGTGCTCTTCAGGGTGGGGCAGGAAATGTATTGAAAACTGTTGGAAATGTTGGTGCAGCAATTCCTGGAGTAAAGGATACGGGTACTCCACAAGAAATACAACAAACTGGCGAATATCTCAAAAAAGTAGGAAAAGACACACAAAAAAAAGTTGATGTAAAACGTTACGTAGAACTAAATCAAAGTGCTGATCTTTTAGATATTGTTAAAAACTATTTAATTGATAATAATTATTCGGATAATGAAGAATCTGCGTTGAGTATTATAGAAAATATGAGCGATGAGTGGATAGAAAATATTTTAGAGGCTCCCGAATTAGGAAGTAAAAACGCTCAAGGTAAAATTTATACTGGTCCAAAATATGGATATCAATCTTGGCAAACAGCATCTTCTAAAAGATTACTTCCAAGCGAAGCTCTAGGTTCTGAGCCACCTAAAGCAGCAGCAAAACCAGAACCTCAGAGAGGAAGTACAAACGCTCAAGGTAAATTCTATACTGGAAAACAGTATGGGTATCAATCTTGGCAAACAGCATCTTCTAAAAGATTACTTCCAAGCGAAGTTCTAGGTTCTGAGCCACCTAAAGCAGCAGCACCAAAACCACAGGTACGATCAGCATCAACACCTAGAGCCACTCCACTACCCGTAATTCCTTCAGCATCAACATCTAAACCTGCTCCAGCACAAACACAACGTCCACCAGCACCTAAACCACAAGCACCAGCACAAACTGGTGATAGAACAAAGGATCTTACAACTTGGGCTTTAGCAAACAAAGGTATGATTGATAAGGTAGGGACAAAATCTCAAAGAGAAATTCTTAAAGCAGCGCAAACAGGAGGATCTATGCCAGCACCTAGACCTTTAAAAGCGTCTTTAAAAGATTCTTACGACTATGATGCCTTTGACTTTGTACTTGAGTATCTCCTCTCTGAGGGGCATACAGACACCTTAGAAGAAGCACTCTATGTGATGATGGAGATGGACCCTGAGACCATTCAGAGCATCTGTGAAGGTTATCAAGAACTGAATTATAAAAGAAGAAATAGAATGACGGATCAAGCAATGAGTCATATGAGTAAAGGTGATGATAAGAGTTGGGAAAAAGCATATAGTATTGAGAATCAAAGAGATACTCAAACTCCGGAAGTATCCAAAGCAAAGGCAGCAGCAAATAGAGCAAGAGGTGCTGCAAAAAGAGGAAAAGGTTGATCTAAAACCCTAACATAACTCAAAGCACCTCTTGACAAGGTGCTTTTTTATTGCTAGACTAGGTTTGTCTCCGTTGAAGGATAAATAATAGCTCTTTAAGACTACTCAATGAGCTATGAGAACCCTTGGAAATATAATGGAGAAGTTTTTGAGTCTTCTCATATTCAAGATTATTTTGGTTTTGTATATCTCATTTCTTGCTCTACAACAAATCGGAAATATATTGGTAGAAAGTACCTGTGGCAGTTCAGAACCCCAAAAGGAAAGAAGAGAAAAGTAAAGTCAGAATCTGATTGGAAATCTTATTATGGATCTTGCCCTGAATTGAAAGAAGATATAATCAAATACGGCAAAGAGTTCTTCAGTAGAGAAATATTGAGTCTTCATAAGACAAAGGGTAAATGTAACTTTGAAGAAACAAGACAACTTTTTCTAAATAATGTACTGACCGAAGCACTTGACTCTGGGGTTCCAGCGTATTATAATTCGAATATTATGAATCGCTATTTTCGGAAAGATTATTATGATGACGCTACTGGAACAAACTCTTAGAAATTCTCACGATTGGGCAGTTGATCGTATTCATCATCTTTGTGAGCAAAATGAAGACTATGAGTATGAGAACGCACACGCAATTCAATTAGAATTTAGTGAATGGTTAGATCCAAATATTCCAGAGCATGATATTTTTTCACTCGAATACCTAGGAGATAAGTATGAGGATTGATTTACACAACTTTTTTCAACATTACGATCCTAATAATCCAAAACACGTTGCTGCAGTAGAGCAACTTGAAGTGGATTTGAAGGACTCTCCACTTCTTGAAGATACTTCAAATTGGGTTAAAATTTATAGAACAAAACCAATAGTACCTGGAGTTCTTTCAGTTCCTTATTTTCCACAGACAGATAATTACAGAGACGCAGATAGAACCTGTAATTCATCTTCTTGTGCGATGTGTTTAGAGTATTTTAAACCAGGTACTCTTAAGGGAGCAAAGGGTGATGATGCCTACATTCAAAAAGTATTCGCAATTGGTGATACAACTAATCACGACGTTCAAACCAAAGTTCTTGCTAATTACGGAATTACTTCTGAGTTTAGGTATAATCTTGGGTTTTCTGATCTTGATCGTGAGTTGTCTGCTGGGAGACCCGTTGCTATTGGCATACTCCACAGGGGTTCTCTATCTGCTCCTTCTGGTGGGCACATATTGTGTGTAATAGGAAAGAAAGGTGAAGACTACGTTGTAAATGATCCTTATGGTTCTCTGAATGATGGTTATACAGGACCTGTTACAAACGGTAAAGGTGCTGTTTACAAGAAGTCTGACCTTATGTATCGTTGGTTGACTAAAGGTAAAGATAAAACTGGTTGGGGAAGAATTTTCAAATGACTATCAAATTCATTGACGCTGTAAAAAACCATAAAGACCTTCCACATCAAAATGATGCTTGGAAATTTCTTCAAGCGTCAATTCATAAAGAAATTCTGGATGAGTTTGCAAGGATATACCGCAACGAACAAATCAATCCAACACTAGAAGGTCTTCCAGATCCTGGAGTTCTTCTTATCAAAGAGTTTGAGGGATGCCACCTTTCTGCATATTATGACCCTCATACGGGCGGTCTTCCTATTACGATTGGGTGGGGAAGCACCAGAAGAAAGGATGGTTCTATTTTTATGATTGGAAATAAAATTTCGCAGGCAGAAGCAGATGATCTTTTGTATTCCCAATTGCG